GGTAGAAATTAAATAACTAGTATATTCCTGCTTGGCATCAACGAGATAATAATCCTCCATTTATTACTATGTAACAAATATTATTAGTAGAAAGAACGATGGATTGATTTTAATTCTAATATTAAATAAAGATGGCGGATCAACTTACTAAAAAAACGCTAGGAATTGCATTGGTTGTTTTGTTAGGCGTCTATCTTTTGTATAAGACTACAAAAGTAGAAGGATTTGCCTATTATCAAAATTTTTTTCCACCTAATCCATGTGCTAAAAAAAAGAAACCATTAACCTTTACTGCTACAAAACAAAAATCAGATGCATTATTCGAATTCCCTAAAGGAACACCTAGAGAAGTGATGGTTCAAAGAGTAGCAGATTTAATAAAGAAAAAGGCAACTTTTGCTTTTACAAATGTGATAGATGTACAAGTAGAGCATATCGGACCAGGCTTATCTGATTATACGAATCCTCCTTCTACATCAGAATCATATGAACACGCATGGATTACTCTTGATGTAATTAATACTAGACCTAGTCGGATTAGTATCCCAAGTGTAAACCATCGTTTAAAAATTCCATTACGATTTACAGAAAAAGGTATTATTGCAGAAATTAATCGAACAGATGTTGCTCCTCCGATAGATAACTTTTTACATTACTTTTTTGATCCATTTTATTGTAAGGGACAATACGAAAGTAAACTAACTGCTGTTGGAAAAGATGATTCAAATTATGATTTTGTAGTATCACCGGACAGTCCATTAGATTGTTTATGGGAGAACAATGATCCAAAAATAAAAACATGTAAACCACATCCAGAAATTGCTCGATTTGCCAGGGCACTTTCCATTGAACCAGATAGTGATGCACATGAACGTCATTATGTTACACCGGCACAAGATATCGATGAATGTAAAGTAAAAGAAGACTACTTTAAAAAATGGGATGCAAGAGGTGTACCTATTGAAAACTATGAAAAAGATATTAAAATGGACCAATATATTCCTCATCCTGCCCTATATCAAAACAAACTTAACGGTCTATATGATGATGTATTTGGTATGTCTAGAATTATACCAAGCTTCCCGACTGGTAGAACAACAGTTGGTCGTTAAGGTAAATAGAATCTATCTTATGTATAAAAAAAATATAAGATACATTAATAGAAGATGGAATGTCCTCCTGGTAACATATGTTTTCAACAAGATCGTTTTGCTATGGGTTTTATCGTAGTCATTGGTGTCTTGTTGTATATTTATATACGTAATAGTGATCGTATTTCTCGTAATGCAGAACTAAAAGCGGATCAAACAAAATTAACAAATAAGATTGGTTTGTTGGAAAAAAATATTACCCGTCTGAAACAACAGTTAGGTGCGATTCAATCAGAAGATGGGAAAGAATTCCAAAAGGTTAAAAAAGAGATCATACAAGATATTGGTCGCAAAGAAAAAGAACGAGAGATCTACTTTCGCCGACTAGGTGATCCCATGGAAGAACCCCGTAGAACTTATCCGTTTACAAAAGATATTTATGACAATGTTCAAGAGTATCAGGCAAAAACTGCAACCAATATTCCTACTAGAGGAATCTCTAGTGATTTCCAGCCCATTGGTATCTTAACCAACATTGATACAAAAAGAACTCCTAATATTCTACAGCTCTACGGCAGAGCTATTTATGCAGGAAGTTATCGATGGCAATATTACACTAATAGTGATAACTTTCAAAGTGTAAAAGTTCAAGTTGTTCATAAAGGGAGAGAATGTATGAACGATAATGGATGCGAAGAACTTTATACGGGAGATGTTGTTCGTATCCCTTCTTACGATATGCAATTTAGAGTGGAATTATATCGTCTTGATAAACCAGCTTATATACCTCATTTGTAAATTGAGCTATAGCATTACTCTTTCAGAGTAATGATTATACCGCATCTCTAAAAGAGATGTTGGTTATTTCAGCCAATAGGCTGAAATTTACCACATTTGTAAATTGAGCTATAGCATTACTCTTCCAGAGTAATGATTATACCGCATCTCTAAAAGAGATGTTGGTTATTTCAGCCAATAGGCTGAAATTTACCACACTTGTAAAGTGATGTTTGTTGTTTTTGTCATTCGACAAAAACTTACCTCATTTATGAAGTAAATGCTTTTTTTGATTATTCTTATTAAACTAGAATCATCAAAATATTTATTGATTGGATTTTTGTTCACGTTCACGGGCGGGTCTTTGTTGCGTTTGAGGTTGCCCCGATGCTTGACCTACTGGTTGTTCCGGTACATGTTCAGTTTGAATATCTTTTAATTTTCGATCAATAATTCCGATATGACCATCGATTTTATTGATGATGACTTCTAATTGACTAATGATTTGAATATCTAGTTCATATGTTTTTTGAAGATTGTTAATTCCAACTTTTGAATTCTCCATTTCTGTTCGGATTAAAAAAAGAGTACTGAGTGCTTTTGTAAATTCAGTTTCTTCATAGCCAGTTTTCTTTACTTTGTTAGTAATATACGTAGAATTCATTAATTCTGTAGTAACATTAATAGAATCAGAAATAATTGTTTTAATAAAGTTTACAGTTTTCGTTCTGGAATCCCCATAATACCAACGCATCAATAGGGCTGCTAATCCTTCCTTTTCAATCGTAGTTATATTATTAAAAATTTTTAGTTTATTATATGGCACAATCTTAGATATAATCTTTAGATTGACCAATATTGTATCCGTTATATCATTCATATTTACTAATAAGTGATTTATTATTTTTATACTCCTTTTCATTTCATGTGAGTGGATGAAATAAAAATGATTTAGGCTTTGTTGATTGGATATTTATATTCGGCGCCTTTATTGTCGCATTCTTCGCACTTGTTCTTTTTAACAGCTTCATAACGGTAATTTTGAATCATCTTGTTACCATTGTTAATAAGGAACATTCTATAGTCAAAGTTGTTATTAATGTTGTTTTGACTACGAATAGTACTATTAATCATGCACGTTGAACGATAATCGGTAAAGTGACGACCATCCGACATTCTAGGCGGACATTGATTATATTTAGGAATGTTATTCATTTAACTTAAAATAAGAAATTTATTTTAGCAGTGGAATTCTTTTTCTAATGAAAGGATAGTAGATGGAGAAGATATATCTAGATGGTCGTCTTTGCAACGGAAAAGGTAGAAAAATCACGGAATACACTAAAAAGGATCTATTAGAGATCGCTAGAAACAACCACATCGCCTTACCAAAAGGGAGTACCAAAGATGATATATGTAAACTATTAATCGCTAAAAATATCTATTCAGAGTTTAGTCTTCCTCCTCCACAAAGCTTCTCTTCTATAGAAGAACTGATGAATAAACTAGATGTAAAGGATGCGCGAGAGCTGATTCATATGACGGAAGGAGAACTAGAAGAAATCATTAGTAGAATTAAACTATATAATGGTACAGTGACGATGAAGGATTTTTTACAAGGTAAAACTGGATCGGAAAGAGCAAAAGCTTTCTTGATTTCCATGGCAGATAAATATTGTCGTTGTTTAAAAGGAGTAGAATCGAAACCAAAAAAGGGAAATTATAATCCAAATGCAATTTGTAGTAGCAGTGTTTTTAATTCAAAAGGATTAAAAGGACCAGGTTCTAGCTATCAATGCCGTCCGATGCCTTTATTATTAGCACCAAAAGGAAAAACATATCTATTAGAAAAAAAATAAAATATTAATATACTGTATAAATGTCAAAGTGGTTAGAATTTCTAAAATTATTTTCTGAAAAAAATAAACACTTAACACAAAGAGAGGTTTTACAGAAAGCAAAAAATTCTTTTATGAAACTAACAAATTATTATGAACAATATGGAGGTGGTAATTGTGGTTTGTGTGGATCACCAGACACTAATAAAAGTACATGTCCACTAAATCTAGATGCAAAAAATCCAAACCCAGCTAAACATCCAAACGCATCCGCAGCTTTAGTTCCTAGAGCAACTTCTGTGAAGCCACCAGTTATGGTTAGACAAAAAAGTGTTAAAATGAGTGACTATATTGAAGATAAAGTCAATACATTAGGTGCAGCATCATTATCTAACGAAGAAATAGAATATATCATTAAGGTAAGTACAGGTTTAGATAAATCATCACTCGGATCTGATCTTGGAAAATTTATAACGTTAAAAGGGTTAATACCCGATACAAAACATAGAAAAGGTTGGACAAATTGTTTCACGGGAACTGTGGTAAAATCTGAAGAAGACTATTTCTATAACCAACTTGTTTCCAGAATTCAGTGCTATAAAAAGTATTCTGATGAATCATATTTAATAGATGTACCTATGGCAGCCGTTAGAGCAAATTCTGTAAAACCTGTAGCAAAAAAAGGTAAAACTGCTCCTGCAAATGACGAGCGTGGCTGTACAAAACAAACCGACGAGAAGTATAAAAAAAGACCTAGTCCACCATTTCCTGCGAACCAATGTTGCGGCGAGAAAATGTTAGGAAATGATGGCAACATGTATGAAAGCCGCGCAGATAAGAATGGTACATGTCGATGGATTTTATTAAAATAATTATTCACTTTTTCATAGCTTTTGGGTTAATTGGTAAATTATCCATAAAACCGTTTTTACTTAGTGTCATGTATCCTTCTTTTTTATTTTTTATTCCTTCTATATCTTTCTTTTTCCAAGAAATATAAACTGAATATGTTTTAGGTACATGGATAATATAAAATCCATCTTCTTTTAGGGATTCGACTAGATGTTCTAGTACTTCATGTTGAACATAAGGTGGTAATCCAATAACGAATTCAGGGACTTCAAATAATATGTCTTCTCTCCCAAAATTGTTATAGCTATCGATTCGAATATGACAACGTTCTAAGAACATGTTTTTTACGTTTTCTTTTTCCTTTACACGAGTCTCATTCTTTGAAACTAAATCCTTTATCGACACTTTTTTAGGTGTATAGTTCATCACTTATAATATGGTAATAAAATATAAATGTGATAAAGAACAAATATTTTCCTCTATTGTATTAATAGATAGAAGATGTTTATGAATCTACTTATTTTGATTCTCTTTACAGGTACTATTTATTTATATATCAATAAATACTGTATCAACACCTCAGCAACTCAATGTACATCTGATTTAACCACTAGTATCTTTAACGTTGGTAAATATATCTTTACTATCTTAACTAAGGTCATTTATGCTATATTTGATATCGTTCGTACAAACCCCTATCCTAAACCATCGATTCCAAAGAAAGAAGATTAATAGATCCCAAATGATTTAATTGTAATATTTAGGAATTTCGAATAAATTTTTTATGTAATAATAATATAGAAACAATGTTTGGAAACAATATGAACCATATCTTATTAATTGCCGCCATCGGCATCGTTCTTTATGTTGCCTTAACGAAACAGAATCGCCCTCCAGTTCGTGAACGCTATGAAGACTCGAAGGATTCAAAGTCGGTTACCACAGCTACCACGGATTCTTCTTCTGAAAAGCCCGCCCCTAAGAAAGTACAAATGAAAGTTTCGCCGAAAGAAAACATTGCTCAACATGGATCATCCGTTGATGAACCCAGTGTTTTAAATCCGAATGTAAAGGTAAGTGAAATGAGTGCCTACCCCGGTCCGTTTGAAGGTTGCTTCCCGAAGCAAAAGGAGCTCAAACCAGAGGATCTCTTGCCGAAAGATATGAATACCAAGTGGGCTCAAGTCAACCCGGCTGGTCAAGGTATGTTAGCTGATCGCAACTTCTTAGATGCAGGACACCATGTCGGCATTAACACAGTTGGTCAAACTCTACGCAATGCCAACTATAGCGTCCGTTCCGAAATTCCTAACCCGCAAATCAAGGTCTCTCCTTGGATGCAAAGTACCATTGATCCGGATGTGGGCAGAAAGCCTATGGAAATTGGCGCAGGCTGGTAATGTTAATAAGAAAATGTTTATTATTGCGAATCAATAATAATCATTTAGATATAGTAATTTTCTAACTTAATGATATATCATGAGTAATCCAAAATCGAATTGCGGTACCTATGTAGATCCTGCCAGAGAATATACTTGTGGCGGAAGTAAAAAGAAAAAAGGTGGTGCTATGGATGTACCTTTTGCTTCCGAACATCATAATTTTCCGGAAGCTCCCATGGTTAGTTTTCCAATTGGTAAAGAAATCTCTACTAACTTTGTTTCTGATAATGACCTATATGGATGCAAACTAAAAGGAGGTGCAAATAAAAAGAACCAAAAGAACCAAAAAGGCGGTGATTGTGGATGCGGTACTAAACAAATGCAATTAGGTGGCACACAAAAGAAAAAGAAACAAAAGGGTTCTGGGTTAGGCTATACGTTTGATCTAGAGCACCCGATTACTAATAAACCAGAAGTTGTTCGATATGAAACAGTAAGTGCATATGCAGGTGTCAACACCGTCATGAAAGGAGGGCAGAACAAACAAAAACAGAATGGTGGTTCTGCGGCAAGTGATGCTCTTATGAACTATTTTTTAGACTTTCAACATAAATGCAGAGGTTCTGAAATTTATTAATACTATCATAAAGGATATATGTTTATTTTATGATTTTATTTACTTGGTAACATTAGATTTGCTATGTCTAAAAAAGATCAGCCTCAAGATTTTAATATTGATTTAAAAAAATTCGATATGGGGATGATTAAAGATGATGAAACTGTAGTTTTTATTGGTGCACGAAACACAGGTAAATCTTTCTTGGTGAAAGATTTATTATATCATCATCGTCATGTTCCAGTCGGTACGTGTATTTCTCCGACAGAAGAAGCTAATAAATGTTTTGGTGATATTATTCCCCCCATTTTTATTCATAATGAGTACACCCCAGAACTAATTGAAAAGGTATTGACTAGACAAAAAGATATCGTTTCTAAAATACAAAATGGGGGAGCTGAAATGAAATCTATTGATCCAAAAGCTTTCTTGTTAATGGATGATTGTTTATATGATCGAGGGTGGGTAAAGGATCGATCGATTCGTGAGATCTTTATGAATGGTCGCCATTGGAAACTTCTTTTTTTATTAACCATGCAATATCCCTTAGGTATTACCCCTAATTTACGTTCTAATATTGATTGGGTCTTTATTCTTCGGAATAACATTATGAGAGATCGTAAAACATTGTATGAACATTATGCCGGTATGTTCCCCACTTTTGAAATCTTTTGTGAAACGCTTAATGCTTGTACAGAAAACTATGAATGTTTAGTACTTCATAAAAGCAGTAGAAGCAATCGTTTAGATGAACAGGTTTATTGGTATAAAGCAGAAGCTCACGATAATTTTCGAATTGGATATGATGTATTTTGGCAACACAATCATAAATATTATGATGCAACTCAGGATACGAAACAGACAAAAAATACAACAGAGAGTAAAGTCAAACGAAAATACAATGTAAATATTAATAAAAAGGGTTCAAAAGATATTTCCTAATACTTTAAATAAAATATTGGATAATATTAGAAACAAAAGATGTTTGAAGCTGTAGTTGATTTTTTTAATCGTTTTAACAAAGAACAAAAGCTCATATTAGGATTTTGCGTAATTGTTATCGTATGCACTTTATATCGCGATTGCTTACTCTGCAAATGGATTCCTAAATTAGATGGATTTAAAATGGGTCGCGTCGAAAAATTTGAAGATGGAAGTGATGAAAGTATGGAAACATTTGAAGATGGTAACGAAACCTCTATGGTTTTGTTCCATGCTCCCTGGTGCGGACACTGCAAGTCCATGATGCCTGACTGGAAGAAACTAGAAAAGATGGCTCCCAGTGGAATAAAGATTGTCAAGGTAAACTGTGATGAAAAACCTCAAGTAGCGGAACGTCATAAGGTTCAAGGCTTTCCCACCATTATTCTTTTTAAAGGCGGAAAGAAGGTTTATTTTGAGGGAGCTCGTAACCTAGATAACTTTCTAGAGTTTATTAAGACCAATTAAGTGCATTGTATATGTTGTTGATAATAAGATAACATATTTAATATATAAAAAGGATTAAAATATTAGGTTATATATATTATCCATGTTTGAAAAAGTTTCTACTGAAAAAAAATTAATACTAGGTTTCTGCCTACTCGTTATTTTATGTACCCTATGTAATGATTGCATGGTATGCAAATTCGTTCCGAAATTAGGTGCATTCCGATTTCCTAACGAACATTTTGCTGGTACTCCAGTAGGATATAATTCTGCTAATATTGCTTATAATGCTAAACCAGTCCCGAATAGTAATGCTGTCAATACTGCTATGATTGCAAGTGTTGCTGCCGCTAATGCTGCTGCCGATGCTAATGCTGCGGCAGCCACTGCTAAAGCAGCTGCTGTTAATAAACCATCCGCTGCTAAGTCAGCTGCGGTTGCTATGAAAGCCGCTGATAAAGCAACTGTTGCTGCCACTAAGGCAGAAGTTGCTGCTAACAAAGCATCTAATCCAATGACAACTACTTCGGCTGCAAACAAAGCAGCTGCAGTAGCACAAGTAGCTGCAACAAAAGCACAGTACGCTGATGCGAAAGCTCAAACTGCTGCAAATAAAGCAATTGCTAAACCGGTTGCACCAAATTCTGTAGCTATAGCTGCCGGCGCAGCAAGCTTTGCTGCCGTTGCAAATAATGCTGCTAAAGTTGCCCAGGATGCAGCAAAAGCTGCTCAATCAGCAGCTGCAGTAAAACAAGATGCCGCAAAACCAGCAGCAACTGCTGCGCAAGCCGCAAATAAAGCTATAGTTGCTGCTAATAAAGCCGATGTTGCTGCTAAAAAAGCTGCTGATCCGATGGCACCACCATCTGTTGCAATGAAAGCAGCTGCTGACGCCCAAGTAGCTGCTAAAAAAGCACAGGTTGCTGTTACGAAAGCTCACAGTGCTGCAAATAAAGCAGTTAATACAGTTGAATCAGAAAGTGGGAAATTACAACAAGAGTTACAAAGATATGTTACTCAAATGGAAGAACTCCGTAGAGAAATGAATAACTTAGAAGAGGCTAAAAAAACATTAGAAAATAACATTATAAAAACACAGCAGGAATTATTAGATCGCGAAAAAGAGGAGCATAAACTTAAAAAAAAGATTGAGGATTACTTTAAAGAAAGAAAAATGATAGAGAACAGACTCCAGCAGCACCTTGAAAACAAACACAAAGTAGAAAAGAATATCTATGAAACAAGTCAAAAATTATCTAAATTAGGCGTACAAAAATAAATTCATTTATACAATCTGAATAAATGAATGGATTCTCATTACATGTACATGGACAAATGCTTTCCGCTATCACGATTACCTAGCGAAGTCTTTCCAATCAACTTCTCTACAATCCCACTCGTAATTGTCATAGGGAGCTTATAGTTATTTAGATAATATGGGATCAGTTGAGAGGCAGGGGAAGAACCGAGTGTTGGATTTTGAGAGGTTAGACGAAGAGTATTCAACTTCATGATCACACTTTCAATGCTTCGTTTAAGATTACGAACACCACTCTCATTTTCCGTATATTTCTCAATCATGTCTTTAATGGTTTCATCCGGGAAAATAATCTCTTCCTTCGTGAACTTCACATTCGCCAAAATCTTGGGAAGCAAGTAGTCTTTCGCAATAACCAACTTCGCTTCCTTTTTACACTCATCAGTACGAATGACATGAATACGGTCCTTCAAAATGGGATTCAAACGAGACTCATCATTGAAGCTAAAGATAAACAAGGCTTTTGAGAAGTCCATTGGAATCCCTGCGAAGTATTTGTCATGGATGGTGCTATTTTGTGAATAGTCAATCAGATGTGTCAATACACCAATGATCTCCTCGCCATGTTTCGTTTCTGATACTTTATCCAACTCATCCATAAAAATCACTGGATTCATACACTTGCATTCCATTAAGATTCCAGCGAGACGACCCCATGTCGATCCTTCATATGTGTAGCTATGACCTTCGAGATAAGAGGAATCGGTGGCGCCACCTAGAGCAAACATGCTAAATGGACGTCCTAGTGCACGAGCAACTCCATCCTTGATCAATGTAGTCTTACCCGTACCAGGAGGACCTTGTAGACCAATCACAGTTGGCACAGCGGTAGGATTAGTCACCCAACTGGCAACAATTTCCAATAGTGTCGACTTTGCCTCTACATGTCCATACACACTTGCATCGAGTTTCTCTTTGACATTGGTCAAATAACCAGTGATTTCTTCCGGAGTAGATTTTTCTAAGGATACATTGGTATCGACAAATGTATTGAACGGAATACGTAGGAGACCATCAATCCAATTCGTCATCTTATGATATTCAGAGGATGACTCCTCCATCTTTTGGAGGGATTCCAGTTTACGAATGGCAGCGGCTTTGATGTCAATCGGTAGGTGAGATCGTAGGATTTGATATCGCAATGGAATTCGTTTATGAATGATTTTAGAGATCTGATTTTCAAGACGAAGCAAATCTTGTTTTTCTTCTGGGCTAATCGTATCTAGAAAATCTTCATCTTGTTCTTCCTCCTCCTGTGCTCCTAGAATCAAATTAATCACATTTCCATCTTCACACGTTTCTTCCTCTTCCTCCTCTTCTTCCTCTTCTTCATCCTCGATGACTTGTTTCTTCGTTCGAATAGTTTCTTTTACCAACTTCTTGATTTTAGTTTGATCTTCATCCTCTTCTGAATCGTAGGGAAAAATATCACTAGCAACACTATTATCATCGCCGATAGAAGATAAATCTGTATCGCTGTCCGAATCACTATCGGTAGAGTGATCAGAATTGTAGGTAACTTCTTCGTTCGGAAGGCAATCCATGGAATCACTTTTGAGTTTGCGTTGTAGTCGAGTTAGGTAGCGATGGCTCATCGTTGTTTTCTTTAACTAGTTCTAAGATTTTAAAAAAGAATGAATCAATTTTTTGCTTTCTAACTTGTCATACTGATCATAAACAATAAAACCGCTAGGGTAACCACAGAAATGCCAACATACACCATTCTATCACCCTCTATAAAAATACGAATAATATTTCTTAGACTATATTCATCTGTATTTAGCA